AACCCTGACGGCAATGTGAGGGCATACGGGGCAATCATAGGCACAAACGCCCATGCTCCTTCCTCAGTTACCGGCATGCTCTCCGGATATTCCCAGAGCCGTTCTACGGCTACAATGCTTATACCGTCTATGTGAACACGGTATAATGGCATTTCGTCCAGAACCGCACCATTTCGTATATCTCCGGATGTGTATTCCGGGTCCGCGGGATCAGATGCTGCAGCTGTGCCTTTAATGACTGCCAGTTCCACAGTTTCAACCAAAGTTGTTTCGTCTTTTATGTATTTACTTACAATAAGATCTCTTCTTTTGACACCAGCCGCACCATTTTCAATAGTCACGTCTTCGTCCTGTCCAACTTCGATGCCGCCCCTGTGCCCCTGATGGACCAGGAGGCCATCTGATATGTCAACTTCGTTATTTGATACTATGGATGCAGCAAGTTGGCTTCCCTGTGGCAATACATAATTCTCTGATCCATACAATGCCATGTTGCTGTCCGCTATCTGCTGGCTGCTTATGACTTCTTCGCCATGATGGCCATCAATTATTATCATTATGCAATCTCCTCCTCTGTAGATGTTTCTGCCTCTTCAAGGCCGTGCTCTATCGTTTCTGTGTTATATGTTTTTCTTAATATCATTTTCGTTAGTGGTTTTGAGAGTGAAAGCCCTGTGGTTCGATCCAAACCATTTATGATGTCTCCTATATCAGCAGGAGTATCATCTATAGTCATGCCCATGCTTTGGCTGTTGGCCAATGTTTTTAATTGTTCCTTTCCCGCCGACAGTAAATTTGCAGCCTTTTCGGAATCAGTATCACCCTCAACACTACTGCAATCATAAATAGCGCTGCGCTCCTGTGCACCGCTATATCTGTTGCCGTCTTCATCGGTCACATATATATCGATCCGGCGTCTTGCCGAGAGTTCACCGTCGCCCAGGCAAATCAGATGATTTATGCCACCACGATAATCCGTGAGCGTGAGATCCACATCGTTGTCTGTTCCGTACCTAATCTCTTCCGAATAGTCATTGATAGGTACAGCTTCGGCGTAGACCTTCATGACGCCATTCGGGCAGCCGTCCTCAGCCCAGATTTTCAGTTTATATCCTTCAGTGGCCAGCATTTTTGTGAGACCTTTAAGCTTGCTGGTATATCTATCAAACTGGTAGTCTGTAAAGGTCACTCCGGTATTGGTGTCGGAAACGGTGAAAAACGAACCGCACCCATCCGAAAGTATATCGGCAATAATTTCATTCGCTTCCCCGGAGACAATTTTATAATCGTCGGTTCCGGGATCTATAATGTCCTTATCAAGCATGCCCCTCCATGTGATCCCGGTCCATATCAGTTCATCCGTGGATGTGTCCACATCGATCTGTTCCAGCATGCCTCCGAACTCAGTATCAGAAGAGAATATAAAAGCCCCGAAGTTGAGCCCGTAGAATATACTGTCATTTCGCGCGATTTTGAGCTCAAAATCATTACTTGCAATACCAGATATCCCAATTTCTACATCCAGGCTGTTGAATCTTGCAAGAGATCCTATCCCCTGGTTTTCTACTGTTTCTTTATCGATGAGTTTTGAGACAGGTCTAAACTTCGTCACGGGCACAGGTACCATCTTAACGGAAGCTATTTTGTACCTTCCGGAACCAGAGGTGGTCTCTACCATCTGATACTCAATATCGGTATAAGCCTCCAGCTGTGTTATTTGTTCCCAGCTGGTATTTTTCACACCCCTTGCTATGACGAAATCCATTTTGGTTCGCTCCTTTCATCATAGTAGGTGATATCTATTCCTGCCGGCACGTTATATGTTATATTGTTTTTTCCGGCAGGAATTTTTTGAAACACATTATCGTCAGCCCGATTATTGAATTTGTTCACCGGGATGCCGTCAGACATATATCTGAAAATCTCTTTATTCTTGCTATTTATTCGTAGGAACTCTCCGGAGTATATGTCTGTATAGACCTTATATATCTGTCCGTTGATCACGACTTCCGGGTCAGTTACGGGGCCGTATATTATCATTTCAAAATCACACAACCCCAAGCTGTCAACCTCCAGGAAGGACACATCAGATCCAACGCCAAGATCATACGGATAATCAAATGGATAGTCATGCCCGGTAGATTCGATCGTGGATCCGGTCTTTCTGAACTCGAATGTTTCGGCCTTCGTCCAATATGGTCTGTCTGTCGCCACAGACAATGTTCTTTCTAAGTAACCGCTTTTTGTATATCCCTTGTTTGCAGCTTCTGTGATCCAGCATTCCAAATAATAATTGCCTATATAGAGTTTCCCCCGGCTATCTTTAACACAGTCGGTATCCATCGCTTTATGCAGAGTATTCAAAGCATCATACAAATCAGCTTCTGCAGCGAGAATTTTCACCGTTAAACTTTTGGTGACAATACCGTTTCTATCCAATTTGCTTATACTGTTGTTGATTTCAGAATACGACCATGCAAAATCGCGGAGATTGTTTTCGTTGACAAAATAAGGAGATCCTCCAAACTGGATAGAGTTGCCCAGACTGTTTACATATTTCAGTTTTTCAATTTTATAGCTCATTGTGGATCCTCATAAGTTCTCGTTTATTCAGTGATATGGTTTTTTCTTGGTTCTTCAGAGCCTTCAGTAGCATTACGACATCTTCGAGGAGGCCCTCAACATTGCTCCCGCCAATGCTTCCGGAATCGTATTCTTGTGCCTGAGCCTTTGTAAGAACTTTTTCGCCTTCGTGCAATGTCGCCGAATATCCGTCATATGGAACATAATTCAAACCCACTGCGTGCTTTGTTGATTTTGTTTGTCTTTTAGGTGTATTTTTCGCCTCATCTTTAGCACCCGTAAATTTTTCTTTTATCCACTCAACTTTATCTTTTACCCAGTCTTTTATATTGTTCCATATATCTTTGAAGCCCTGTAAGAGGCTTTTCAGTATCGCTTTCCCGACGTCTTTTAGATTTCCAAGCTTTTTTATTTTGTTCGGCAGCCACATGAATACATCTACAACCCAGTTTTTTATAGCAGTCCATGCTGCTTTAAATCCGTCGCCGATCTTCCCGAAAACAGCTTTTGCAGCTTTTTTGATCAGCTTGCCGACTCCTTTTATAATGGCAACCACTGCCATAAGTGCAAGTTTTATAATGTTGGCAATTAGTTTACCAGCATCTTTGGCGAGTTTTTTTGTGTCTTTCCATAAAGCATCCCAGTCGCCATTGAACAAATCTATGAAAACCTGCAGGATGCCAAGAATCACATCTACTGCTCCTTTAAGTATCTTTTTGATATCGTGCCAGAGCTGTTTCCAAACTTTTGCATTGCCTTTTGTGCCACTGAATAGCGCATCAAAGACCTCTATCAGCTTGCGGATTATTTTCATGGCATACTTTACGACAGTTCCGACCACTTTGCCGACGGCGCTAAATATCGCTCCTATCTCCGGCATGTGTTCAATAACCCAATCCAGCATCTTTTGTACTATCGGCATTACTTTTGCACCGACCTTGATCACTATGGCGTCGAAGGCTCTTTTGGCCTGGTCCATAGTGTCCGTAAATTTGACCGATGCATCTATTGTTTTATCATCCAGCACAATCCCAAGCTCTTCCGCCTGCTTACGCATTTCTTCAATAGATCCGGAGCTCTGATTGAGTAGCGGCATCATTTCTGCTCCCGCTTTACCAAACAGTTCATTTGCGAGAGCTGCTTTTTCTGTCTGGTTTGTCATTCCCTGCAAGCCCGAAATAGTATCCCACATAATGTCTTCCTGGTCCCTCAAATCGCCGTTACTGTCTTTGAGTTTTACCCCTATTTTGTCAAATGCGGCGGCATATTCTTCGTTGCCATCAACGGCATCGTAAACCGTGTTTGTCAGTTTTTTCATGCCGCCTTTAAATTTCTCGATGTCCATACCACATTGAGACATTACAAATTTCAATTCCTGGTAAGTCTGTCGAGAGATGCCGAGTTTCTGACTGTTTTTGTCAATCTCATCTCCTGCCGCTGCCGTTTTTGAAGCCAGCTTCACCATTGCACCTACTACAGCAGCCCCCGCCGCTGCAAATGCAGCTCCATATTTAGCAGCAGTTTTGATGCCTTTACCGAGTTTACCGCGAAGAGTTTCAGAATGATCCCCTGTTTTCGATATTGATTTGTTGGCCTTGTCCGTGTTGACCATTACAGTCCCGAACAGCTTAAAAATCTCCATGTTATCCTTTCGTTGCATTCATTATGCTTGCAACATCCTCTAATATTTCGGTTTCGGGCTTTAGCTCTATGGGTTTTGATGATTCGTAAAATTCTTCCCAGCTCACCCACTGCTGTAATGGCAGCCATTGCTGCCACAATCTTTCTTTTTGATCCTCTTCAGCAAGCCACAACAAAAACGTGGCGGCTTCCTCAGTCTCCATATCCAATATGAATTCGACGTTGCCGTATCGGCGATGAATAAGATCGGTTATACCTTCCCATTCAAACCGGACAACGACCTCATAAAAACCCCGAGATCGTTCTCCTTGGCAAGCTGCTTTACATTGACTATGAGTTCGCTCAGTTCCATGTTTTCTACGTCTTTTGCTGCACATTCAAACGGGCCTGCTAAAAACTCATATATGGCATTTTCAGCTTTTTTTTCTGCCATGATCTCCATAAGATATAAAAATCCGTCAATGCCTATATCTTCTGTTGACAGGCCTTTTTCGCTTATGCCGTCTATGTATGGCATAAACTGTTCCCGGACTTCTGCTTTTTTCATAAGGCGCATAGCGTTAAAAATGTCAGTCGTCTTTAATTTACGCATAATACAGCCCCCTATTCTGTGGTGTCTGTAATAGTCACGGTAAAGGTACAGTTGCCGTTCGCAGTAACTATAGTAAAGATCTTAATTCCTTCCGCCAGTCCTGCGAGATATTCCTTTTTGATGGTCAGTGTTCCGGATGCGACTGTGTAATTATCTGTATTCACAGTTGCGCCACCAAGTTTCAGGGCTGTTAAAGTCCCGCCGGATATAGCCGTAACCATGTCGTCATAGTTCTCACCGGATGAATTTTTATCAAAAGTATCACTCTCAGGATCAGCTGTTGGTGTAGAGGATGTAATTTTCGGGAAGTATATTTCAAACGGAGCAGCATAATCTCCGTCAGCAATATCCTCCAGTGCGTAATGTCCTATAATAGTCACCGCTATCACTGCCTCTGATTTGTCTGCCATGGTCAATGCCAAACCGTTATGCGACATTGCGTTTTTCAGTATTATAATTACAGGTTTATCGGATCCGGATATTCTGCCTATCCAAGTAATGTTGTCCAAGTAGTCCCCGGATTCCACATCTCCACGAGCGGTCACCTTGTCATAATCAGTATCAGACTCATCTATATCTGCCGCTCCCAGTGCTGCCTGTAGCAACGCGGCTGTAGCCTCCTTAACATTAGCCACCATGGACACAGCCCATTCGTCAATATTCTGCAGTTCTGCCGTATTCGCCGGAGCTCCGTCAAGTTCCGTCTGCCTTACTGTGGGCGTAGCAGTAAAGGATCCGCCTCCCGTAGTTGCTCCAAGCAGTTTTCCTGAAGCCTTGGCCGTTTCGTAGCTGTCTACGCCATATTCGTAATTCTTAAAAAACGCTCCCGCGCCAAGCATAAACTTCTTGGGAGTGTCTTTTGTCATTCCGTTAAAAAATCCCATGTTATTCCTCCGTTCTTTCAGTTAAATAAACGTCGAACAAGAGTCGTTCTCTAACGACTTCCTTGTCCTGTTCTTCGATAGGTGTTCTCGTATTCAGGTACGATTCAAACGCTATTGCAGCGTTAATATAAAAATAATGATCAAACATTTCCTCAACCGAATCAGCCAAATCACTCACGCCATCGCCCATATCGCCATATCCCACTACATTTATCTCAAGCTGTATCTTTTCATTCCAGTCTTTTTTTTCCAGCACAGATTTGTTAAACACAATGTACGGATAGTCTTTAGGGGCAGCTCTTGTTATGCGGCTTTTTACCCTGGTGCAAAGCGTTGATAACTCTGCATATATTTGTTTTTTAAAAGCTACAGTTTTACCCGTCATTGCTCAACACCTCACTTTCATTTATTTTTGCCATTGTTCCGGCTTCAGAGCTGATACCAGACAGATATTGTCCTTCTATTTTTTCAATAGTAGCTATATTTTCAGCAATACTGGTATATATAGGAGCTGTCTTTTTTGTTTTTTCGGATCCAACTTCATAGAATCCGCCATAAAAGCCACCCGGTTTATATCCAATCTGCAGATCCGGTTTTTTCTGTTTGCGTCTTACCCAATATTGCAAATTTTTTCTGGCTCTTCCGGTCTTGCGTGGCAGTTTCTTCCTTGCCCTATTGCATATAAATTTCCCGACGTCTTTTAAAGCGGCTCTGGTGAGTTCGTTGATTGTATAATTAACACGATCTACATTGTTCAGATACTCGACTCCGTCTTTTTTAATTTTTACGCTGCTGGGGATAGCCATTTCAATCCTCCGTGTGGTTGTCTCTGGTCACTACTATTTCAAGCCTATGGCCATTCCGATATGTCCGTAAAATGCGGTAGAGCTCATCGTTATATTTCAGCTTGGTTTCATCGGAATAATCCGCATAATCTGCCAGTTCAAAAACTATCTCCGCATTTAGTCCGAGCGCTAACGCTTTATATGTTTCAGACATGCCGACCGATTTTTTTTTGGCGTATCTGAGATTTTCGCTAAGCGCAAACGCCTCTTCGCCTGTGTCGGCCACCGTTACCGCCTCCTGAATCAAATAGATGATATCGTCATACATCAGATTCTTCTTCCTCCCTATACGCCGCAGACAATGACAGGGAATCTCTGGTCATTTCAAAAGCCGTCTTATACCTGGCTCCCTCTCCCTCAAAGTTGAATTGCCATTTAACATAAAATTCTATGCAGATCCTGATGAGATCGTTGTTTGGATTTTCCGCAGGCGCAGTAACAGGCTCTGCCACGGCAGATATTCCAACTCTCTGCAATTCCAGAATTGCGGCATTGATATTGCGCTGAATATCCGCGTTTAGTTCGTTATGTTGCATACGCATTGCCGTTTTTATATCATCTGCAAGTATGGTTCCTGCCATTCCCTTGTCCTCTCTAAAATATGGAGCACCCGAATTGGGTGCTCCGTTCTCGAAATAATTTAAGTGGTAGTGTCTTCTACTGTCAGTGCTATTTCACAGTTGCCGTTGTCGGTCTCAATAATTATGCTATATGTTCCAACGGTCAATGTGGCCAGATATGTTGACAGTAATGTTACTGTTCCGGATGATTCTGTGTAGTCTGTAGTCGGTGTCAGTGCATCTTCGCCGTTCTTCACTGCGCTTACCGTCCCGTCACTTACTACGGCTTCAATGTCAGCATGGTTCTCACCCGCCGCATTCAGGTCATATGTCGCCGATACTGGCAGTACGCTTGCTGTCTCAACCACAGTAATTACTATGGTGCAATTTCCGTTATCAGTTTCGATCGTAAATGTTTTTTCGCCAACCGTAAGCCCCACAAGATATTCTTTCTTGATGGTCAGTATTCCTTCTATAACGGTGTAATTGTCAGTATTGACGGTGGAGCCACCGTTCTTTACTGCACTCACTTCACCATTGGCGATAACGCTCTCTACGTCATCATATCCTGCCCCAGCTGTGTTCTTATCGAACGTTGCTGTGTTAGGTGTCGCCGTTGGTGTCGTGTCAACTACTGTTATAGTCAACGTTCCGTTGCCATCTGCTGTTAAAACAGTAAATACATGTGCACCCGTCTCAAGATCGTCAAGATATTCTTTTTTAATTGTCAATTCATTTCCGCTTACGCTGTAATTTGCCGCATCGACTGTGGCCGTGCCAAGTTTCAGCCCGGTCACTTCATCAGTTGCAGTAACCACGACATCGTCATAATCTGCGTTAGCAGTGTTCAGATCAAATGTCGTGGTCGATGGTGTTACTGCTACGCTGATTTTTTTAGGTAAGCAAACGCCTTCGTTGTCATGGGAGATCCATCGGCTATCATGTAGGCCATGTAGTCCGTTTGTCTGTCTTTAACACGATCCTCCATGTAAAGCGATATAGCCTCATTAATGTTTGCTCCATAAGCCTTTGCAAACGAGCCAAGAATCAGCCCGTCATTGGGAGCCCCGTCTTCTTCGAAAACAGGAATGCCAAACATTCTTCCTACGCCGCCGGATGTCGGATCCGGTATGAAATAAGGTCTGTCGTTTCCGTCAAGAACATTTGCCAGTTTGTTCCAGATGAAGTCGCTCTTTGCATACATTGCATCGGCATACCCGCTTTTGACCAGTGCTCTAAACTGTATCAGTTCGGTATAGGTAGGAGTTCCTGTATAATTCACTATCTGGGGAGTTTCGTCTTCTGCCTCCAATTTAGTCACTACGCCGGTTGCCTGACCCTTGAAGTCATCCTCAGTCCCGGGTTGCCCAAGTCCTGTGAAATATGATTTAGCAAGCGCATTTCCGACCTTTTCGCCGATTTTCTGTCCCAAATAAGGAATGAACGCCGATATGGACATCTTTTTGAGTTTCCAACTTACGGTGACGCACTTTACAAGTTCATTTCCTTTCAGCGGAATCTCTATAATCGGCACATCATCTCCGGAAGCGGCGGTATCTTCGTCTACCCAAACTCCGTCCGCATCTTCGTTTTCATCCACGATCAATACAACATCGCCCTGGATAAACGTAGGAGCTACGGCATTCAGAACCGGATGAGCTTCTGTTGCGGCTTTCCAAATCGCATCTTTGAGGCTCTCCGGAATCACCAGTGCGTTACTCCCACTGTCTATGGTGTCATTCTGGAATTTGTGGGTTTCTATAGCATTCGATTCCTCAATAGTCAATTTATGTCCGAGGAAGAATTTCGAAAAAGCATCCTCGTACATTTTTTTCTCGTCAACATCAGCTATGATTTCGCCCGATACTACATCTGCCATTTCTACAGCAGGTGCAATGTGGTCTTTCATGGCCTCCATATCTGCCTGTGCCTGGATCTGCTTCTCATAAACATTGTCCAGTTCGCTTATTTCGTTTTTCTTTGCTTCAAGATCTTCGAATTTTGCTGCATTGACAAAGCTTTCTGCCTCATCAAGCAGTGTTTTTCTCTTGGCTACATATTCTTCTTTTGTCATTTTTAGATTACCTCCATTTTTTTTAGACTAAGCCGTTCCCGCTCAATCTTTCTTTTGTTTTCATTTTCGATTTCTGCTCTTGCTTCCCGTATTTCTGCTTCAGTCAGGATTCGGCATCCAAATCCGTTCATAAGGATTCCATCTGCCATTTCATCTACGAATCCATTTTCTAAGGCAGTTTTGGCGTTCATCCAAGTTTCAGCATTCATCAATTCCAATAACTCATCCTGTGTCTTACCTGTTTTGGCTTCATATGCGTTGGCTATGGCTTTATTTGCTTCCAGCAATATCTCCGCTTCATGATTATGAGCATTAAAATCGCCGCTTGCTGTCGAAGCGACGTTATGTATCATCATCATTGCGGCCGGGTATATTCTGGATTTTGCAGCCATTGCAATCACGCTGGCTGCGGATCCTGCCAGTCCAACGATTTCTATAATCTTATTCCCGGCGTAAGCTTTTATTTTTGAATAAATTTCGCTGCCTGCAAAGATTTCGCCGCCTCCGGAATTAATTTCTACTTCTATAGATTCTCCGTTTGCCTTTTCAAGGGCAGCTTCCACATCGTTTGGACTGGTAGATTCATAACCAAACCAATCATAAATGTCTTTATAGTCATTCGGGATAATCGTTCCCTTGATCGGGATTTTCACTGCTTTTCACCTCCTTTCGATTTCGGATTTTTTATTGTAGCGATAACATCGTTAACAATCTGTTTTTTAAGTTCTGCTACAGGTGCTGTGTCAAGTCTCCGAATCGGTTTGTCGCCACCCTCTACCGGAGGAAGGTTCAGACCGGCTCTCCACTCATTAGGTGTGAGCGCGCCTCTGTCTACCATTTCTTTCATGTTGAGCTTCGTTGCGAGTGAGGCATGTTCCAGATTGGCTGCCTCAAAATAAATACGATTCCCGAAGCTTCTTTGCTTTCGACTGAACAATTTCCGTGTAAACTCATTTGCCAATTTAATAGACACCGGTTCAATTACTTGCTCATAGTACGCATTCCACTCCTCTTCATTTGCTGTGGATTGGATTATCTTTAAGTTAACATTGAAGAAATTCATAACTCTGGATGTGATTCTGTCCTGTATGAGTGCATTCGGTACATAATCTTTTGGTTCTACTCGTTCGGCGTCCGCCTTTAAATCTACAGCGGCGACACCGATTGAACTTGTGGTTTCGTAATCAAGATAATTTTCCGCAAATGTCTTTGCGTTTTTCTTCAAGTCGTCGTCATGTAAGGTCTGCTTGAACTTAAGCAGCCATTTGATTATGCCTCCATTTTTTACAGCCGCAATGATTCCTTGATCAATTACTGTTACGGTCTCCATTACCTCCCTGAGCATTGGCGTCGGAGAATTACCAAAAATATAATCGTCAATTGCGTCTCTGGAAATGTGTATGAGATCCGTGTACGCAAAAGATTTTATTTTGCCATTCGGAAAAACAAATTGAATAGCCAATTCGTTGTTTATGATTTTTCCTGTTGCGGCCATGGCAGGAAGCGGATAGAGTTCATACGGCAATCCATTTGCGTCCCTGACGATCAATGTGAATGCGTTATTGTTTAACGCATAGTGAATAGTTGTTTTTTCTTGTAAGGTTTGCCCAGTCATGTATGGATTTGGCTCTTCAAGCAAGAATTTCATGTAGACATCAGGATTAGTCGCTATATTCTTATTCCCGTCTTTGTCAATTGACTCTCTGATGTGTTTTGCTGTTAATTTCCCGACGGAAGAGACCAGCGGTCTTATGCACGCCATTATAAGATCGCTTTTGTACAAGCGGCCATCAAAACTATAAAACCCTTCCTGTGTCTGTGTGACCATTTTGTATTGTTCTGTCACACTTCCAAATAACCGCTTTTTTAAATTGTTCCATATGCTCATATCATCACCATATATTCCTCAAGATGCCTTTCGAGCTCGACATATGCGTCAAGCAAGGCCGCCGTTCCGTCTATTCGTTTTGTTGGGTTCTTGCCTTTGTCCGGTTGTATATTATTGTTTTTATCAATTTTCACTCTGGTGTTTGCAAGGTTCCATTTTAGTATCGGGTTATTATTGTAGTTGACTATCTTTACAGCTAAATCAGCTCCCAATGTTTTCATTGGGCTCGATAGCGTTTTGGTCCCCTGCTTTACAGATTCCATGACCTCTTCACCGAAGGTGTTTTTCATGTCCTCTACAAAATATTGAGCGCTCCAGTCGTCGTAACCTATATGCTGCAACATGATTCCCATGCTTTGTACTTTTTTAAACCATTCGACCACATATTTGTAATGAATTTTGTTTCCAGGGCAAGTCGCAACCAGCCCTTGTTCCTGCCAAAGGTCATATGGAATTTTATCTTCTTTGATTTTCTGTTCCATCAAAGCTTCCGGAAGCCAAAACATATTCATGCTGTAAACATGATCGTCTTTCGGTACTTTAAATATCACACAAGCAGCGGTAAGGTCTACGCTGGAGGATAAGTCAACTCCGCCAAGACCATATCGGGGTTTTAGTTTTCCGATATCGTATGTTGCAGTATTATTCAGCTCGTCAAATGACAGCCAGGATTCGGTATCGGTTTCTCTTATATTAAATTCCTTGCAAACCAGATTTTTGATTGCAATCGGATTATTTTTCGCGCGTTCTACCTTGGATGCCAATATAGATTCTTTTTTCGTGACCCCCAGATTCGGGTTGGCTTTGATCCATGCTTTTGGATCTGTCCATTCCGATCGTTTGTCCAGTTCATACACAAAGTAAATCGAGTGTTCATCATGATAGCCGTTCGGATCGAAATAGCCGTTTATCACTCTCTCGGCCTCATCATATTCATGATCAAAAAAATCTTCTCTGATTGTGCCCGCTGTTGAAGTTTCATAAATAAGCGGCTGATCTCTGGCACTCGTTCCATCTGCGATTATGTTATAAAGATCAAGGCCATTCTGCCATTGGTGGATCTCATCCATCAATGCGCCATGGACATTAAGCCCGTCCATAGTATTTACATCCGAAGAGAGTGGCTTGAATGTACCCTCGTTAAAATCTTCCGAGGAAAGCTCACCCACAAGGCATTTGATTCTGCTGCGCAAAGCCGGTGATTTTTTGACCATCCTCTTTGACTCGTTCCATATTATTTTTGCTTGGTCTTTTTTTGTCGCGGCGGCATAAACTTCCGGTCCGGCTTCTCCGTCTGCTACCTGTAAATACAAACCGACACCAGAAGCCAGCAATGATTTGCCATTTTTCTTTCCGACTATCAAAACGGCTTTTGTATATTTCCGCAATCCGTTTGTGTCTACAAATCCACATACGGTTGCAAGGTGCGCCTTTTCCCACGGTTCAAGTTTCACCGGTGCACCGCCCCACTTACCTTTGGAATGCCGACAATATTTTTCGAAAAATGTTATTATGTGTTCTGCTCGTTTTTCGGAATATAAAAAATCCCCGGGATGTTCGAGATCCCATACGATTTTTTTATACGTTCTATATACTTTGTCTGATACTGGTACACGTCCTGATTCAATCTCTTTCCAGTATTCCATTATCGGATTCATATATCATCACGGCTCTCAATAAACCTTTCAAACGCATCATTCGTATCATCGCCAGCTACACTCCTCGGCAGAAGAGCTGCGAGATTTTTAATCGCACCATTGTAATTGCGAATCATTGTATTATAGGATTTTTGAGCAGGATTTTCCGTCGGCACTTTAAACCCGTTCCCGTTTGTAGCAATGATCGTTGCTCCCTCTGAGTTTATGGTGTTCTTGAGTTCCCGGAGTGTTTCCTCCATAAATGCGATCTCCGTATATATTTTTTTTGCGACGGCGTTTTTATTATCATCTGCACATTTGAAAATATTCTCAAACTGTTTTATTGTTTTATTTATCCGCCTCTTCCTTGCTTTTTCTTCCTCCGCGTTAATCTTCTTTTTCCCGGCCATGTTTTTGCTCCTTTTACGTTATACCCCCTCATGTGGTTTTTCCCTGTTATTTACAAAAAAGTTTCCCCCACGGGCTTTATCCAGAAATTTAATAAAAAATTTATAGGGGGGTATACAGGTATGTTTGTCATTTTATTTTCCTG